GCGTTTAGGCCACTTATCTCTGGGAACTGGGTAGCAATCTCCTCTTTGAGCCCACGAGCAAGAGATTTCTGGGCCTCGACAGATGCACTTCCCTGTTCACCGTATTTGCCTTTTAGAACCCTATAGGTCCCCTGTTTCATCGCTTGAGCGTCCGCAGCTCCCATTGGAGGGGCTGGCTGCGGGGGTGTAGCGGGAATGCCCCGATTCATTACTGGCCGCCCTTGCGCATCAAGAATCCCGGTAGGCTGAGGTTGTATGGCTGGCCTGCCAGGTTTCGCTCCCTGCTCTGCAAGGAATTGCTGCCTGGATGCTTCGATCGCGTTTAGGTCTGGCTGCGCATTGACTTGAGTCGCAAACCTAGCCCTAGCTGCATCAGCGTGAGTTGCAACTGACTGCGGGTCAATAGGACGGTTTGGGTCTTGCGCGATTTCGTTCCGAACCTTATCGTTCAGATCGTCAATGAGATCGCTCAGCTTCTCAACTCCGGCCTTAGATACCGGAATAGCGTTCTGTAGGCCTGTTCGTACCATTGACGCTCGATCTGCTTGGCTGATTGTGGTTCCCGGCTTCATCGCGCTCTCGTAGGCGGCCTCCGGAGTTTTCCCAAGCAGCACTACGCGCCCAGCGGACGCCGGTAGAGCGTTTAGGGCTGCATTCGCAACCGGAGCGGCGATCCTGCCTCCTTCGTAAGCGCCCAGCGCCTGGCCGGCAAGATTCTCGGCCGCGAGAGGAATGCCGCCCTGCTGGTAATCAGCTTGTACTTGCTGGCCGATTCCCTGAGCGGTCTGGATAGGATGGCGCACGGTGTTATAGAGCCCTTCTGCGGTATCCATGGGGTGTAGGACGGGCTGCGCTAGCGCTTTGATAGCTTGGCCACCAATCTGCTGGATACCTCCTACAATACCCTGCTGTGCTCCACCAGAACCCACTGGATTCGTGAGTGCATCCCAGTAGCTTGCCTTTGCAGCGTCAGGAACGTCCATCGGCACCATTTTGAAGCCCTTCGCTGCTGCATCATGGACACTATCGGCGGGCACGTAACCGTTCTGCCCGTCCGGGGACTTCATCTGTACAGCTACCTTGAATCCTGATTGTTTGGCAGCGCCGACGTTGGCAATGGGAACCTCTCCGCTGGTACCGCTCGGAGAAAGCATGGTGATTGTTACGCCCCCGTTCTCTTGTGGCGGTGGTTCTATCGAGCTAACCTCGCCGCCGTTCGGAGGATTAGAAACGCCCTCATATGCGGGGGAGGGCGCAGCTGCCGCGGCTGCGCTTGGACCCTCAGGAACCAGCATCCCGGTATGTACAGAATCCGCCATTAGTGTGCTCTCCCGCCAAACTGCGCAAACGGATCATTGCCGCCCTGTTGTGGTTGCGCCTGCGAGCCGCCACCTTGAACTGGTGCGCCGCTGCCATACATGCGCCGCAGGATCAGATTAGACCCGATGCGCGAATTGATTTGAGAATTGACAGACCCTCTGATTCCGTTGAGCGCCCCCTCTCTTCCTTCCTTGCTCAGTTTCGCTGATACGAGGTTGGCTGCTTGCAATCTCGACTGATCGCTGCCTATGCCGCCACCCATGACCTTTGAATAGTCATCGGCGACGCCAAGAACGCGAGAGGCATATTCGGCAAGCGGTCCACTTCCAGCAGCCTCCCTTGTCCAGTCCTCAATTGAGTTGAACTTGGGGATTTGGTTCTGTGGAATCCTCTTTGCCGTTTCTGCCAACTGGTCAAGAGTTCCACCTGGATCAGTGAGGGACTTGGCCGATCCAAAGAACTGCACCTGCTGGGGCGACTTGGCAACGCTAAACTGCGCTTCTGCACTCTGCGCGTTGTACTTTCCGCCGCTCATCTGGTGCGCGGCTTGCAGTGTTTGCGAGATAAACTCTGGAGTCGATCCGCGTGCCTTCAGCTCCGAAAGCGTTGCATCACCATCGAGCAGGAGCTGTGCGGCCGATCTCGGGTCACCTTGAGATAGAACTTGCTTTTGCCGAGCGACGGCCATTTCGTACGGCATTCTCGCCCGTGCCTCCGCGCCAGCCTTCACGGCCGCCAGATTCGCCTGTATCGCCGGATCGCTCTGCATCTGTTGCTCGGGAGTCTGCCCTACGGTGAGGATCTTGTTTCTATCGAACTTGTCCGGAAACTGTGTGGCCACCGCATAGGGAAGCTGGCCGCGCTTGGCCAAATAGTCGTTTTGGTTGGCGGCGGTCGAAAGCTGTTGCGCTGCAATCGCGAGCTGCTTCTGTGTGCTGGTCGCAATCTGCCCTGGCGCTTCATTCGCCTGTTTCTCTGCGTTGATGCCTGTCTGTTGCTGTGCCGCCGCCGCCCGCGCACCGGCTGCCGACATGCCACTGACCGCCACGTTCGACTGCACCCACTCGCGCCCAGGGAACTGCTCAGGCACCGACTGCGCGGCCTTGGTGGGGTCCATGCCTTCGATGCCGAGCACCTTCTGGCGAATGGCCGGCCATGCTTGCACCATCTGCTCGTCGGGCATCTGCAGATACTGGGAGCCGAGCGCATGCAGTGAGTCGCCCACGTTCTGCATGGTTTCCAGTTGAGTCTTGTTCAGGGCCGCGCCCTTGGACTTGAATTCTTGCGCCGCATTCATGACGCCCTGCAGGTGCTGGGGCAGAACCTGACCGCTCGACTGTGCCGCCTGGAGGCCCTTCTGGAAGTAATTCGGATCGGTCGGGCTCACGCCAGCGAACGACTTCATGAGCGCCTGGCTACTCTGCTCTTCCATCTGCTTCTTTTCGATGTCGAGCTGACCGGACTGCACCTGCTGCTGCGCCGCCTGCTGCTGTAGCGGCTGCATGACCTGCTGGTTTTTGAGTTGCATGAGCTGGCCATACGTCTCCAGCGGGCTGGACTGCGCGATGGGGGGTTTTACGTCGAGTGCCGGAAGAGGAATCGTAGCCATGATTTTTGCCTACCTTAAAGCTGGAAAAGTGTTTCGTTGCCGGTGCCTTCATTCAAAAGGCCTGAATTGTTTTTCGCATTCCCCAGTGTCGAGTAGGGGTTACTGTATCCAGATCCGCCCTTCATGAGCGAAGACAACTGCATCATCTGGGAAAGGCTGTTCGCGCTGTTGCTCACGGCACCGCCAAGCGCATTGGCACTGCCCACATAACCGGAGGCGGTCGCGGCGGCGCTGTTGTTGTACTGCTGCCCGACTTCCTTGCCTGTGTTGGTGAGCGTGTTACCGACCTGATTCGCGGCGTTGGAACCGGCATTGCTGAGCGTCTGCGCTGCTGTCTGGCCACCGCTGGAGAGTCCGGCTAGTTCGTTGTACTTGGTCGCGTTCTGGTTCGCCCAGGTGTTGTAGTTGGTGTTGTACGTCTGGAGGGCTCGGTTGTAGACATTGTTGTAGTTGGTCGAGGCCATCCCCTGCGCGTACTGGTTGAGCGCGGCCTGGGTGCCTCCAGTGAGCAGGGAACCGTTCGCAGCAGCGCTAGCTTGGACCGCGTTCTCGCCCTGCTGAAGCGCGAACTTCTCGCCGGGCGATGAGGCGGCAGCGGCAGCGGTCGGGGCCTGGAACGTGCCGCCCGAGTACGGTGCCATGAGCGAACCGAACGCGCCCGCGTTAGTGCTGGCGGTGCCATTGAGAGAGCTGACGCCGGGCACGGACGTGGACCCAGTTGCGCCTGGAATGCTGAGAGTCGTTCCGCCCGAGGACGTGTTTCCATTCCCGGTCGCTCCCGTTGACGAGCCCATACCCATGAGGTACTTCATCGTCGCGAGGCTATCCGCGCCGCTCTGAAGCCACGGTTTCTCATCGGCCCGAGCCTGCTGGTATTGATTGTTCTCGTAGTTGAGCGATTCCTGGCCGAGGTTTGCCTGGAGAGTGGCTGCCTTGTCCGCTGCTTTCGCTTGTACGCTCGCTGCGTCCTGAGCCGCATTCGATCCCATAATGCCGCTGGCGATGCTCCCGCCCGCGGACAAACCACTGCCGACCAACATTGCCGTACCTGTGCCGACTCCGCTCATTTATGCACCTGTGACCAGAACAAGGTCGTTTTCGTGTGACTGTCGAGATAGGAGATTCTCGGCCTCATCTGTGAATTGCGCCTCTGCCTCTTCAACTGTCTTTGCATCCGTGGGAAACAGCATCGTGATTTCGGTTTCAGTCAGCGTCACGAAAATGGACTTGCGCCCAGGACTGGCGGGCAGCACATTGTACCCATCGAGCGCGTGCCACTTATCCCCGGCCAGCATGTAGCAGCTTCCGTTTACGATGACCACCGTAGGCACCTTGATAAACACGCTCACAATGATGACGTTGGCGGCGAGCCGACATGTCCGCGCGTACATGCCACCGTGCAGAACGTGTTCCATCGGCGGGTCGATCTGCGGACAGGAGCGGACCCGGCCCTCTACCACGGCAATCTTCTGGAGCATGGCCTCAGTGGCGGGCGGGATCGCTTTGCCGAGAACAGCTAAGGAGTCGCTCACTTCAGGTCCCGCAGATAGACGTGATTGGTGCGCCGGTAGCGGTCCACGTTCAAGGCGAGCAATTGAGAGAACCGACTTCCGACTGGGGCCGTGTACTGGAAGGCCACGCAACCATTCTTTTTTGCGTAGTCCTCTATGAAATTCAATAGGTCCCGCCCGATGCCCTTGTGCCGATACTTTCGTGCGATGAAGATGCTCTCTGTGCTCGCGATCTTCTTGCCGTAGTGGGGAATCGTCCAGATAATCACGGTCACGAACCCGATCAACGTATCGCCGTCGTAGATCCCGAACGCCTGGAAGCCGCCCGACTTTTCCAGCGCCTCGTATATCTCCGCTTGCGGGCGCGCCTCGCCAATCTCCGGAATCGAGCACTCCAGCGAGTACTCGTTCAAGAGGCAGCGGGCATTCGACGCACCGAAAATGTCCGCGTAACTGATTTTGCGAATCTCAGTCATGCTCACCTAATTCCCAATGCAGTAGACGATGGGAGTCACCGTGCCGCCGTACCAGTAGCCGCCCACGCCCGCGTCGTTCTGCGATGTCTGCAACTGCACTGTGGCCTGGGTTGAGTTCCACGAAAGTACCTGATGCCAATAGTTCACTGTCCGGTCCGCGATAGAGGTAGTTGTTACTACCCAGGGAGCCATGCACCCAGTCTGGAAAGCTATGGGCCAAGTTATCGTCTGCGAGGCGTAAGGAGGGTTATTTCCCGGAGTCCCAGAGGTGCCAAACTGGCCCTGGCCTGATCCCGTGATCCATTCCAGAACCTTTCCATCCGCCATTGTCGTGCAACCAGCAGCGGCACTGCTGCTAAAGCTGGCGCAGTCTGTAGTGCCTGAGCTCGTGCTCGTACCGACCGTGATCCAGGTCGATCCGTTGTACATGGCGATAAGTGAGGTTGTGCTGCCAATCCCTGAGCTCATTGTCGGAGCGTTCGCAAGGTTCGAGGGCCACTGGACCGAATAAGTGATCGATCCGGGAGGCGTGCCAACGGTGCCATACGTGGGCGAGGAGGTAGTTGGGGTACGGGTTTGCGTGAAGCTCGATGTAGACGTCGTGAAGAAGTAATCTTCCTGGCCGCTTGCTGTGCCAATGTAAAACCGATACGACTGAATTCCGGTCGCGCCGGGGCACGTCCAAGTAATCGAATGCTGCCCGTGATTGGAGTCATCATCGGCGGTGCTCACTTCAAGTTCGCCGCTCGGCAAAGATTCGCCTGTCGTATAGATGTAGGTGCATTTCGCGTAGAAACTTGTGTACTTCGGCAACTGTCCGCCGGTCGTTGAAGTCGTTCCAGTCATTGACCCAGAAGGCCCCGGCGTATTCGAAGACCCCTGTGTAAGCGAAAGAACAATCAACTGCCCAGGGGTTCCGCCTGTGATCGTGCTCGAAGTCACGTTCTGATTCACGGTCATCGCGAATTCGCTGTACTCTGCCGCCTTGAATACTGGTGTCGCGGTAGAATCGATTTGCTTGAAGTTTCCGGTCAGCGGAATAGACGACGACGTGGACTCTCCCACGGTAATCCAGTTCTGCCCGTCATACACCGCCACAACGCCCGTGCAGGAATTGGCCGTCTTCGTCACCGAGGGCCCGTAGAGAAAGTTCGTCGGCCATGTCCATTCCCAGCCTCCCGTCGAGTTCTGGCAGATGGCCATGGTGATGAGCTGGCCCGTCTGGCCGCCGTTCATTTGGCTGCCGCTAATGTCATCGGTGATTGTCAGGCTGAAGTTGGTGTAAGTGCTGGCGTCGAACCTTGGCTCATAGCTGAAGGCAAGCGTCTCGTAAGACCCCACCAAAGCTGCAGAGTTGCTGTACGTGGTGTACCAATACCCGCCATCGTAGACGGCCTGCAGCAGGGTGCATCCGCTCAAGGCCGCATTCATGGCTGGCGCGTTCAGCAGGTTCGATGGCCATGCAAATGTGAACCCAGTCGTGGTTCCATTCACGGTCTGCCCGGTTGAGTTCTGGCAGAGGCGCATGGTGATCTGCTGGCCATCTTGTCCGCCCGTGATCGTGCTCGACGTCACGTTTGTGTTCAGCGTCATCGTGAAGAAACCATAGCTGCCAGCGGCGAACGTGGGCGTGGTGCTGGAAGTCATGGTGTTGAGAGCGCTGGCGAGGCTGGTGAAATTGCCGGCAGCGGGCGTGGTCTGGCCTATGGGCGTCGAATCGATGGTGCTGTTCGTGATGGCTGCGCCGCTGATTGTGCTATCTGTGATGGCCGCGCCCGAGATCGTGCCGCCCGTCCATGCGCCGCCACTGATTGAAGCGTTCAGGAAGGAGTTGCCGGGAACCTGATCGACGGACCACTGCTGAACGCCAGACGAGCAGTTGGTGCCACCATTGCTCCAGCCCACGAACTTGTATGTTCCCGCGCCCAGCCAGATGACCGCGCTCCCGGTCGAGTCGAGAATGACCGGGTCCGAGTTCGCGGTTGCCCCCGTAGCGTCCGTGTAGGTGGCCTGCTGCGTCGAGGTTCCGCCCGCATAGGTGAACACGCACCCGTTCGCCAGCGGCACGCCGTTGGGGTCAAGGAAGGTCACGCGGGGGGTCTTGAACGGGGAGACGGCTGTCTGCGCGAAAGCAAAACTTGCCGAAATCAGCAAAAACAACAAAATTAGAGATTTTCTCATGTGAGCTTAACGGACCTCCATGCGGTGCCATCGTACATGTGCAGCGTTGCGGTGTCGGGGTGGAAGACGAAAGCGCCGGTCTGCGCCTCGCCCGTGGGAGCTTCCGTCACAGTTGGCGCAATGCCCTGTGCGCTGGCGAGGCTGGAAAACTGCCGGTATCCTGCCTCGGACAGGCCACTGGAAGTCTTTGGGTCAACGTACTTGACAGCGGCGTTGAACGGTGCAACTGGTGAAAAGTTTCTGGCCATTATCCCATCTTCGCAATCTGCTTACTGTAACGCTCCACTGGCATGTCAAAGCCGGGGCTCGCCTTCAGGTAAGCGTCAATGATGCGCCACGCGATTGGATCGGTCACAGCGACCTCGTAAACCCGATCTCGGGCGCATCCCATCCGGTTCCAGAGTGCGCGCGTGCGGTAGGTTCCGGCCTGCCCAGCGCTCACCCAATGCTCATTTCCCCAGGTCCGGCCGCCATCGTCCGACCAGCGCAGCATGATTTGCGGGTCGCGCGGGTTTCCGGCCCCGTCGAGCAATGCTGGGATTGGTCCGTCCCCCACTTCAAGGTCAAGCTGCATTTGGTAGTGGAAGATGCGTTGCTGTTCGCTGGAAATGTGCGGTGCGCGCCGGCTGCGGCGAATCGGTTGCCCGTTGTCTGTGAGCGTGGCAATGTCCATGGCGTACACGTTGCCGCTATTCCAATCGCCCACGAGATGCTTGCCGAACGCGGAAACGTGGCAGGTAGACAGGTGCGCGCTGAATCCGGTAGGGCCTTGCTGTGACCAGAAAGCGCGCTCGTGCCACATCTGTGTGGCCACATCGTAGACCCAGGTCGCGCCAAAGCCGCCGTTCGCGCTCGGGAAGCGCAGAACCCAGAAGGTGTGCCCCTGGTCGACGTACGCATAGCCAACCGCGTCAGAGCCTTTGCTGGGATAGCGCGCCCAGGCCGTCTCGACTGCATGATTCGAAACACGGACCGGGGCGTATCCGTTGGCACGCCATGCGATGCCGTTCCCGTTCGCATTGCCGCCGATCCAAAAGGGCGTGTTGTCCAGCACAGTCAAGGACCACGGCGCATTGATGCCCTCTTCCATGAACGCTCCGGAGATGGTCGAGAAAGGAGTAAGCGAGCTGGCGCCAGAGTCGTAGTAGACCTGCACATGTCCATCTAGGCCCATCACAAAGAGCTGCTGGAAAACGGAGCATATCCCGCCGATGTTCTCGGGGAACTCCTGCACCTGCTGCACGCTCAGAGGGTTCCACGTGGAACCGTCTTCCGCGCTCGAAGACTGGAACTTATTCGTGTCGCGCAAGGATGCGACGAAATACCCATTGCAGAACACGATCATGGAGGGCCGGTCTTGGAATCCGCCCACTGGACCAAACAGCTCGCCTGCTGGATGGTTCCCGTTTTCCTTGAGGTAGAAGACATAGACGTTTCCGGCTGAGCAGATGGCGAGCTGATTGCCCGCGCTTCCGTTCGTCGCCATGGTCACAGGCTGGAAGTCATTGCCGACTGCCCCCAGGTTCGTCGCAGATCCGTCCGCCTTGATCTCATACAGACTGCCAGCGCCCACAAAGAATGTGCGCCCGTTGATCTTGATGCCGCCGCGCACAGGTTTGGCAGTCATCGCAAACGGCGCGAGGCCGGGCGTGGGATAGAGCACGAGCGCGGACTTTCCCTGCCCGCTCTCGACGGATTCCACGTACCAGTTCATGAGGGTCTGGCAGTCGGCCAAGAGCGATTGGGACGTATACGATGGGCCTACGAATCCGAAGCGCGCCACTTAGAAGCCCCTGTAGTAGTTGAAGCCTGACCGTTGACCCGTACCGGGCATACCAGCGTCCGCGGTAGTTCCGCGTGGCGATTGGATGTTGTTCGCCTCGATGGCCTTGGTAGCGCGCATCCAGGCGCTCTCTTGCTGTGCGCTCCAATCTCCCTTGAACGCGCCCACCATCGACCGCGCCAGGCTCATCACAATGCCCTCTTCGTAGCCGGGCGGCAGGTTGAAAACGTAGTTGAGCGCGGGGAACTTCGGCAGCGGCCCCCAGAGCTTCAGGCGCACACCGTAAGCGAAGTTCGGCACCGGCCAGAAGTAGAGTGAACCGTTTGGCCAGTCGGGGCTGTAGTAGAGATCGGTCGGCACGTTGCTCTGGAGGCTCTTGACGCGATTGTTACCCCACCAGTCATCATCGCGGATGTTGAGCGGAATGTCGACGTTTGTGCCGGTGTTGTTGAGGATCAGCTCAGCTTGCTCGACGCGCTGCGGACGCTGACCCATGGAAGGAGTTGCAAAGGTGGGTACTGAACTGGAGGCCTGAACCACGGTGCCTGCATCAGCCGCTGCTGCAATGTCCGCATGAATGACCGGCAGACTGAACTGTGTTGCGGTGGCGGCCTGGACGCGCCCTGTGACGTTCAGCGCGCCGCCCCCATTCGCTGTCCCTGTCACCGTCACCGAATCGCCGTTGGTCAGGTTCTCGACGCACTGGTACGTCGCCACGCCGTTCAGGAGCGCCGTGCGAGTGATCGCACCCTTGGGTCCAATCGTGTGTGGAGACAGGCCAGGAACGAGTTGGAACACGGAAAAGTTCACATTGTAGATGTAAACCGACCGCGCGGCCCAACTGTCGAGCAGGCGGTTTAGCTTGCGCAGCGCGAACTGTGCATCGCCGTTGGCCGCCTGCTCTCCCTGGCCGACCACGTTGATTTCCATCAAGGCGTCGGTGATGATGTCGAGGGCTGTCATGGGTTAGGCGGCAACTTCCTTGCGGGTGGCTGGCCGTCCTGGCCGTTTCTTGTCGATCTGCGCCTGCACGCGCGCGACCTCGGCCTCGTTTGCAGCAGACAGCGGCTCCTCGCGCTCTTCGCGGTATTCGGGCGCTTCATCGCTCCAGCCATTGTCCAGGGCCGCTTCCAGTTCGCGCTCGTTCTGCACGAGGCGCATCACAACCTTGGCCGGGACGTGGACCTGCTCCTCTACGACTAGATTGCCGGAACGTACGGCGCGCAGTTCATCGTGAGCGGGTTGGCTGTGTTCGTGATCGTAGACCGCCATCGGAAATTTCTGGTGCCGGTATGGGACCTTGGGCGGGTTGTTCAGGTCGATGGTCGCGAGCGGCTTGTGTTCGGCGTCATGCTGAAGCAGGATCTGCCGCAAGCGCGCAATTTCAACTTCGGACATTGGTTCGGTTGCCATGGTGACTCCATAGCAGGCTGCAAGCGCGTCCTGCTTCTGCTGTTTGGTGAGGTTCGATGGCCGATAGATGGCCGGTTCTGGGATAGGCAAGGATTACTCCTGCGGGGGCGGCTCTACGGGCGCGACCACAACCACGGGAACCGGCTCGACCTCGGGTTTCGGTTCAGCTTCTTCGCGGGAGGGAAGTTCTACGCTGAAGTCCTCATCCTGGGCAGCCTTCAGTTCCTCTTCGTTGTGGACGATGCGGGTGTGCTTGCCGCGGTAAACGGCCTGCGGGAACTCTTCGTGAGTGTAAGGAACCTCGGGGAACGAATGTAGCTTGCTGTGGTCCTGGCCGTGGTTCTTGAAGCCGTGCGGATCGTGCTGCGCATGGGCTTCGCGGATGACGCCGAGAACTTCCTCGTGCTGATCTGCCATGGTGATTCTCCTAGGAGAGTGGGCGCCCGAAGACGCCCGCTCGGTTGATGGTTTGGTGACGGATTACAGGCTGAAGCGCGTGGGACTGATGAGGTAAGCCCCGGATGCAGGCGTGCAAGCGGCAGCGGTTAACGTGGTGAAGTAGAGCGTCACGGTATTGGCTGCGGTAACAGCCGCGCCAGTGAGTGGGCAGAGTGAAGTCGGCACGGGGCCACTCACGATGGAGATCGGCTCCCCCGAGATCAGCCCGGCTACGGTGAACGTCTGGCCTGCGGTCTGGATGGCTGCCGAGCTTGCCGCCGGGGTAATGGTCCCAGTGGTGAGAACGGGCTGCCAGGTGCTGCTGATGCAGTTCCAGTAATGCGTGTTGAGACTGTATGCCGTGTTGATTGAAATGGTGGGGTTGTAGGTGATGGACGCCGTGCAGGTTCCAGACGGATCGGAGACAAGGAACTTATCGGGCGAACCGGCCCATACGATGGCGGCGGCGTTGTGCGCCTTCGCCTTCGAACCATTCGCGCCGCGCTGGACGTTGACGAGGGTGCCGCTGATCGAGCGAACAACGATTGCCTCATTGTCCACAACCAGCAGCGTGGACGTGCCGGGGGTGTAAGTCGCACCGCCAAAAGAGGAGGGCGAGTTGATGCCAGTCGCAGAAGCCACCTGAAGAGTGGTCTGGCTGGACGTGATGGCTGCAGAGAGCGTGGTCTGGGTCAGGGCGGTTTGCGCGAACGCGGCCGTGCTGAACAGACTGAACGCTACGAGTGCGAGAATTCTGGTGAATCGCATGTGAAAATCTCCAAATCTGAAGTGGTGGACTAGCCCGCGTTTGTAGCCCACAAACTAGTCCACTTCCCATATTTCCCGAAATCTGCGGTTTAGCTGCCGACGACTGCGACCGCACCGCGGTCCTGGTAGAAATTGCCGAATCCACCGAGCGAGTCCATGCGGTTGACGCGGACACTGCGAACAGGGTCCCACGAAACCACGATGCGGACAGTCACGCCCGTGTCGGGGTCGCGTTGCTGGCCAGCGCGCTCCACAGCCTTGGGAGTGTAGAGTTTCGCGCCCACAAAGCCGAATGCTTCACGCGTCAGGCCCAGGCCCACGGTTCCCACCTTGCCGTTGGGCGAGGACGTTCCAGGCCACAGCGTGAGGGCCACGTTACCGGCAGGTAACGCGTCAACGTTCTGGTACTGAGAGCCCGGCCCGTAGATCGGAGGCAGGAAGTTGATGGTGTCGCCACCGGCCCCACCAGCAGCCACCAGAGGCGTGGTGATAGTGAAGACCTTGTTGCTGGCCTTGCCGGGGATGCGCCGGGTCATGGGGTTGACGAGGTTCACGCCGGGGATCGAGAACTTGTCGCCCACGTTGAATGTGTCGCCAGCGTTCGCGGTGATGATCAGAGATGTACCGCTCTGGCCTGCGCCGTAAACGATGGGGTAGCCGCTCGTACCCGCCCAAGTGCCAGCAGTGTGCGAGAACAGCGACTGCGACTCGAAGAAGTCGAAGCCGGCCAGCTTGCCAATGGAACCGCGCTTGAACATCCGCGTGATTTCGTCGGCAGGATTGAAGATGCTGGTGATGCCGCCACCGATGCTGCTCATCATGCTGGATGAGGTCAACATGCAGCGCTTGACCAGTTCGCCGGAGCCGTTCTCTTCCAGGCGCTGGCGGGCCGCGTAGTAGGTGGTCACGGCGGTAGGATCGGTGCCGAGAATGCCCACGGTCATGCTGGTGTTGTTGGTAGCCCAGTTGGCAGCGCGAGAGTCCCACTCCTGCGCCATGGCAGCGGCAGCAGGCTCGAAGTACTGCGTTTCGAGTTCCTCCTGCGAGCGCTCGAGCCGGACGGCGGTTTCATAGTCGTCCCACTCGAACGCGATCTGTAGCCACTGGTCCAGGTTGATCGGGGTTTGCATGCGGTTGATTCCCTGCGGCTGGTAGCCCATGCCGTCGGAAACGGTGAAGAGCTGCGGAAACTTCTTCGTGACCTGCGAGCCGACTGCGAATTCCTTATCGAATTCAGGCTCGACAGAGCGGTCGAAGTAATCCAGTACCACCAGCTTGTTCAGCAGGAGGCGCAGGACAGACATTGCAACCCATTGCGTGTTGAGAAAATTGTTAGGCATTTGTTACGCTCCGTGACGGCGGCGAATCTCCTTTGCGTCCTCCGCCCGTTTCCAGGCTCGGTATGCATTGGCGTCGCCGCGCTCAATTGCGGAAAGCGTCCGTGACTCATCATCGACGGCACCAACTCCGCGGCTTCCAATTTCAAGCGGCGGGGCTGGCGTGCTTTCGGGACCTTTCTTTACAGGAGCCGCTTCAACGACTTTTTCCGGTTTCGCGGTAAACTTGCCCGATTCATCACGTCCGGTGGCAGTTCCACCTTTCGCCAGCTCTGCGGTAATTTCCTGCTCCATCAGCAGGGCCACGCGCAGGGCTTTCGAAGGGTTCTTGCGGCAGGCTTCCAAGAAGTCGGTTTTGCTTGCCTCGGTGCCGCCAATCGTGTAGAGCAGGTCCGCGAGGACCGGAGAGTCATTGAGTACCGCCATCACTTCGCGCGGAATATCGGGCTTCAGCAGATCCTGAATAACAGGGCTTGCGATCTCATCGTAGTTCTCATAACGCGACCGGGCCTCTTCCAGTTTCTGTCCAAGCGTTTGGCGCTGTGCTGCAACTTGCGTCTCAAAGGTGCGGAACTGGTCCCGCATGTCCGCCATATGATCGGCCATCGCCGCCTGAACGTCTTCCCATGCCGCGTCCGGATGTTCGGTCGCGTACTGGTTGGTCCATTCGGTCGGCTTGAATCCCTTGCGCCAATCCTGATAGTTCTGCGGACGTGCCGGCTCGGCAGACTTTGCGGGTGACGATGCCGCTTGCGTCTCTTTTGGTCTGCGAGCTTCTTCCAGTTCAGCCTTGAGCCGCTTCGTTTCAGCGGTCAGTTCGCCAATCCGAGCTTCCGCGCCAGGCTTGCGGCGCGACTCGTGCGTAGGTTTGCCCGATTCCGTTTCGGGAGCAATTTCACCCTCTTCAGGGTCGGAAACCGTCTCTTTCGACGTGCCAGCGGCAGCCGCTTCCGCATCTTCCAGCTTGGGTGTTTCCTTCTTGGGAGGCAGCGTTCCGTTCATGCGCCATTCGGCGTACTCGTGGGTGCCGCTGCGAGGGATTTGCAAATCACTCTGTTCGTCTGTAGCAACTGACGGGGTTGCCGCCTGTACGTCTGTTTCCATGGTGATTCTCCATGCGGTAGTGCGAATTCCCCTTACGCCGGGGTGGCGAAAAACTTGAATTGCGCGGGTGTTTCAGAGGGCGACGCGATGGAACCCGTTCACGCATCTCGCGTAACACCATGCCCGCGCAAACTTGATTACTGCTGACTCGAGGGCGCGGGCGATGGGGGAGGCGTCCCACCGCCGTTTGCGGGACTTCCAGCGGATTCTCCGGATGCCCCCTGCGCCTGCTGTTGGGCGGCCTGTTGCGCCGCCGCATCCTGTTGAGCCATTGCCTGCTGGTGCGCTTGATCGGTCGCTTGCAGGGCAACGTCGTGCGCCTGATCGTGAAATTGTTGCTGCATCTCGTTGTAGGTCTGCGCGCGCTCACTGGCCGCCTGTGCCTTCGTCTCGATCTCAGCCAGGGCTAGTTTCAGTTCGCGGTCCTTCTCGGATTCCACAGCCTTAAACTGACCCTCGATCACCTTGCCCTGGCGCTCGATCATGAGTTTCTGCAACGTGGCCTGCATGGATTGCAACTGCTCCTGCATCTGCTGACCCTGCTGCTGCATTTGCGCCATCTGCTGCTGTTGCTGCGCGCCAGAGTTCTGCGGGCTGATAATGTCCGCCATCTGGTCGCCCAGCGGTCCCAACTGCTTGAGCTTGATCACCAGCGCCAGAATCTGCGCAGCCTGTTGCGGGCTCAGTGGTAGGGTCTTCAGGTTCTGCATGAGCGTGTCGCCGAACTCGCTACCCTCTTCGCGCTGCGACTCATGCGACGGCCCGGCGCTGATGGTGACTTGGTAGCGGCCCTGGTCATCGGCGATGGGGAAGTGGTACTCATGATCGCCGTCGACCACTGCGGCATCCGTGTTGATCTGAACGAGCTTGTGCGTACCGTCGGCCGACCGCACCGGCTTCTGTGTCTCTCCTAGGTCAGTCTCAGATAGCCAATGATTGATGATGCGCCCGGTGAGCTTGATGGCCTGGTCGTAACTGTCCACGAGATGGTAGCTGCCGATGGACTGCTCGGATTGAATCTTTTCGAGCGCGACGCCAGATTTCTGGTTCGTGCGCTGGGCCGCCGTTGGTAGCGCATTCACGCCCATTGCCGACTGGATGGCCCGCCGACAGATGTCTGTACCTGTCGAGTAGGCCTGGAAGTCCGGCGTCATAGGTGTGCGCTGTGGCGGCGGCAATGGCTGGCCGGTCGCGGGGTCGGTCACAACGTCGTACTGCGCAAACGGGTGATAGATCGAATTGATGGTCGCCCATGTTTCCGCGTCCGTCTCAAACTGCCCAACCGCACCAATGTACGAGGTGCGCGGAATCTGGCCGACATTCTCCAGCATTGCGCTCATGACATAGGCGAGGGCCTTCTGGGGATCGCGAGCCAAAGATACGAGCGAGACGAGCATACGCTTGGCCCCGCCACCGTCATCGACCCACAGCTCTTTACCGAACACAGGCACGATAGGGATGTATGGACCGGGCTGCACATCGCCCTTGCGCAGAATCTCGACGCCGTTGGTCACATACTGGCAGATCGTGCGCACTCGCGCCTTACGACCGCGCTTGCCGACCTCCTTCGTCTTGTAGGCGACCTCCCAGTAGGAGCATGTAAGGATCGACTTGCCGTCGTACCAGTACCCGGCATCATCGCCAAAGTCCTCGACGGCAAAACTGCGCTTTTCGGCATCCGGATATTCTGTCTCGAAATCCTCAATCGTCATCCTGTCGAGTTCATAGCCGTACTTTATATCAGAGGCGTCGAGTTCCTTGTAGTCAGGATCGATCAGCACAGAGTCAGGGTTCATGACTGGCAGAATGACAATTTCCTGCTCGTCTGTGGCGTCGTCCACGTAAACCCGGCCGACCTTCCAGAATCCGATGTTGCGCTCGACCGCCCCCTGGAGGCCGTTGATGTACACGCGGCTGGCATTGCAGGCATATTCAATTGCGCGGATGCGGTTCTCACGGTACTCGGCCAGTTGGTCGGTCGCTTGATTTCCAGCAGGATCGACCTTGATGCCACGAGGATTCTGCCGCGCCGTGTTTACGACTTGATTCACGTACTGGTTCAGCTCATCCGGGCAGACTGTGGGCCGACCTTGGCGCGCCTTCTTGTCCTCTTCATCCCAGGGGTCGCCAGACACATAGCGGATGTTCTTCTGGCCCTCTTCGCGGTTGCGCCGCCACTTGTCCATGGCGTAGCGATAGCGCTGGCGGATGCGCTTCAGGAGAGCTTCGTTTGCTGTGCCGAGATCGGGATCTTTATCGGGCATCTATATCCCCAGTTGAGCAGTCCGGGCAGGTTTCGTATGGGACCTTCGCCTTGAAGTGGTAGACCCACCCAGCCTTGCGCGCCTTCAGGATCGCATCCACTTTCGTTTCGCGCCCAATCGCCGGAAATGACTCCTGCCGTGGGCATCTCTTGCAGGTGAGCGTCAGTGTGCGCTCAGCCAAGGCCCTGGCAATCGCATCCTCGGCCGCCCTGTTGAGCGTAGCAACATCGCAACCAGGGCGGAACTCACGTACAGCCCCGTCCGGTCCCATGGTGGGTAACTGGTCGCGCTCAGCACGCTGGCCGGCATCGGACACGTACACATCCAGCGGCTTGGCCTTGAAGCGCAGATGGGGCGCAACCGCCTCGTAGAAGTCGTGCCGCTCGGCCGGGTCGATACCGCTCAGGATGCGCTCAAAGTGTTCATGATCGCGGATCGTGCGCGCGAGCTGTGCAATGGCCTCATTGAAGTCGGTGGGCAGACCGCGACGGCCTAGGAGTTTCGTGAGCGCCTTGGCATCCGTGTGCAAGTGCGATAGGTTAGCGACGGCCATATCCTGAGCTTTCTGCGGCGGCGGCGCCACGAGGAGAGGGTTGACGTGCAGGCGCATTGCTCACCTTGACCGCGAGCGGCTTAGCGGCCTGTGGCGCGGCCGCATGCTGCAGCATGACCTTGATTTTTGGAGCAGTCCAGGCCATTACTCTGCTTCTTCCTCGGTGATGAACTTGTTCTCAGACGAGCGCATCTTTTCGAGGTTGGCTTTGTCGTGTTCGGGCTTGTGCTCGGGAACGGCCATATGGTTGGCAATATGGGCAAGCATGTCGTGGCCTTGATCGTCGCCGAACATGTGCTTTTCGGTGGGTGGATCATCCATGTACATGCCGCGGGCGCTATTGTGTCCCATCTCGCGCTCGAAGTGATGTTCGACCGTCGCGCCGTGAAACTTGCCATCGTTCGGGCTGCCAGGGTGAATTTCAAGGTGATGCAGTTTCTTTGCCATGATTCTCCTTCGTGCAAGTAACTAATTGCTGAGACCAACTAAGGGTGTGGGATTGGCACTGTTCCAAACCTCGCCAAGGATGATGGACGAGGCAAACACTGCTCCCGATGTAGTATTTCCCGTGCTCGGGGTTCCATTTTGTAATGCGTTATAACTCTGCACGCCGTATATCTGTCCTGGCGTTGCGGCGTTGGTCGTTGTCACAACGTAATAGTGCCCCTGCGGCAGTACGCAAGTGCCCGTGAGTGCAATCTCTGCACTTCCGATAGCAGGCAGAAAGGTTGTCCCGGCAGTCGGCCCGGTAGTGCAGTTCGCCACCGCTGTTTGTGTGGAGTCCAGAATTGCTAGGTTGTAGAGGTTTGCTGTAGCGTCGGCAGCAGACACGACAACGTAAATTTTGCTGAAGCTTACCGGGGATGGCAGGTCAAAACTGCTGATCCTAGTGGCGTTCGTAACGAAGAACGTCGCACCTGAGCTTGTTCGCACACCATTGTTTATCACCCACCAGTTAAGCTTCGCCCCTGCTGCGGTAGACATTTGTCCATCGGCGGCACAAATAACTGTGGTTCCATCGCAGTACCCAGCGCCACGGGAAGACGCTGTGCTGCCGGCGACGGGTAGTTGATTCTGGTTGAGCAGCTGCTGCGAGTAGTGGTCAGTCGCAAAGTTTCCTAGGACTGAGTTTGCGGTAAGAGCACGGTGGCCTGAAGTGGTGTTGGAGTTTGCCATATCCCACACACCGTAAGCCCATTTCTGCACGGAACCAGCTCCCGTG